TGGTGCCCCTAATAATTCATCAAATGGATCAGTATATTCTTATATACCAGTTGGATGTGTAGATTCAAAATTACAAATTAAGAAAAAAGATCCTTGTGGTATGAAAGGTATGACTGGACCACAAGGTCCATCAGGAATAATAGGTCCATTTAGAGGTGTAACAGGACCAACAGGACCCATTAATAGTGGAACATTATTCTGGAATAGTGGTAGTGGAGAAATTGTTGCAAATACAGCTAAATCTTTTATTATTGAACATCCAATTGATAAAGAAAAATATTTAGTTCATGCTTGTCTTGAAGGACCTGAATCTGGTGTTTATTATCGCGGAGAAGCTGAAATTAAAGAAGATAATAGCAATGTTGAAATATCATTACCAAATTATGTTGATGAGTTAGCTACAAATTTTACAGTTCATATTACACCAATTTATAATGGTAAACATAATTTAATAAGTGCAAGTAGAGTTAAAAATAATAAATTTACTGTTTATGGTGATACAGGAGAATTTAGTTGGATAGTTTATGGTAAACGTTCTACAGTTAATGTAGAACCATATAAAAATGAAGTAGATGTTCAAGGAAAAGGTCCATATAAATGGATTGAATAAAAATATATTTAAAGATTTTTTATTATTACTAATTATAATGTCAAAAAAATTTACTATTTCTATTGCTGGATGTCATCAAGGACAAAATAAAAAAGGTGTTGAATACGGATTTACTCCATTTCTTTCTGCTTTACATCATGTTATGTCAAATGATGAATATCAAAAGAATGTTATTGATTTTAGATCTGATGAATATTTTACAGATCCTATTTATGGTTCACATATTTTAGGGAATAATATTTTTACAAATACAATTAAAGATTCAACCTTAATTACATTTGGTGGTGATCATACTATTAGTTATGGTACTATTATCGCTGCAAAAAAATTGTATCATAATCTTAAAGTTATTTGGATTGATGCACATCCTGATATAAACACACCAACTTCATCTTTATCTGGAAATTGTCATGGAATGCCTGTTTCATATTTATTTGGAATTAGTAAAGATCCAAGATTGGAAGAAGTTTATATTGATCCAAAAGATTTTGCTTATATTGGTGTTCGTTGTTTAGATAATTTTGAAAAAAATCTTTTAGAAGAATTAAAAAAAAAGGGTCTTTTAGTTTATACTGCAGATGATGTTATAAAAAATGGTATTAAAAATATCACAAAAGATATTAAAAAAAAATGGAATTTAGAAAATAAAAAATATAAATTTCATGTTTCATTAGATGTAGATTCAATGGATCCTGTGTATATACCTTCAACTGGTACTCCGGTAGACAATGGTATTTCTCCTTCAGATGTATCTTATTTATTATCTTGGGCTAATCATAATTCGATTAATAAAATGTCAAATTTAGATATTACGGAGGTGAATCCATTATTATCTGATATAGGTGGAATTTGTAAAACTTATTCAACGATTAATAAAATATTGAAAAGATATTTATATATTTATTAAAAAAATTTTCATTATATATTATATATAATGAAACTCACGGATAAACAACTTGAAAATTTATTACTAAAAGCTTTTGATCAATTAGATAAAACTAAAGAATCATGTAAAGTAACTGTTAGTCAATGTTTACAATCACCTAATCAACATTTAACAAATAATGTAATACGTGCCTGTTTAGAAACAATGGATACTACTGAATTATGTAAAATGTTTATTATTAATAGATCACCTAATATTAAACATTGTATTGCATTTACATTAAAAGTTTTAAAAACAAATACAAATGAATGTCATAAAATGAAAGGAGATAAATTATGCGCTGATATGGTTATTTTTTGCTCTAAAATATTGAATGATACTTATAAAACTTTAAAAAAATTACACGATGATCTTTAATAATCAACAGATTTTAAGTTTTTTGGTACACTAATAGGAGGTATTTTTAGATTTAATATTCTGTACATTCTTTTACCATTAAAATATAAAATAATAACAGTTAATATATCAGTTATAGTTTTATAATATGATAGATTATATTTTTTAACATAAAAATAAATTATCCTTAAAATAATCAATATAATAATAAATCTAATAGTATCATAAATAGACCACATATAATAATCATTTTTATTATAAATTCCTAAATATATTACTACAAATATACCTATTAATAATAATATCTTAACTTCAATATTTTTTATAGTACTTTCGCTACTATCTTCAATATATGTACAAACATCATTTCCATAATAAATAATTAAAAATGATATTATACCCAATAAAACTGATAATGCTAATATTATTACAAAAATACTTTCTAAATTCCATTTTAAATTTGGAAATCCTATAAAAAGAATATATACGGAAATTAATATAACAATAAATATAGTTTTAGTTCTTCTATCCGCTTTCATTTTATTCATTTCTTTAAAACTAAAAAAAAGAACCATTAACATAATGATCGTAATAATAGCAAAATAAGCAATAGACGTATTAGATTTAAAATCTTCTTTAAAAATATTTTGTAAACCATTTGTTTTATTTGTAGAAGATAACTCAGATGAATTTACATTACCACCTTTTTTATTATATAATTTAGTCATCATACTATATTATATCACTATTTTTTTATTCTTTAATTAAATATTTTTACAAATGAAAAAAAAATTAATAATATTTTTTTGCGTTTTTATTTTTATAATTTTTTATATTTTTTTATAATTATTTATAATTATTTATAATTATTTATAATTATTTTTAGTAAGAATTATGACCTCAATTTTTATATTTATTTATTTAATTATAAAAGTATATAAAGAAATAACACATTAATATAATCATAAACAAAAACATGCCCACTAAAGTAACAAAATCTTCCACAGTCAAAAAAGTTGTAAAAAAAACTGGAACAACTAAACAAACTAAATCTGAACCAGTAGAATCAACCCCTGTTCAAGCAGAACTTGCACAAGAACAAGTTGTAACACCAACTGAAACACCTGCACCTGTGACTGAATCAACCTCAACGACATCAACTGAATCGACAAGTGTACCATCAGTAAATGATGAATTTACTGCAGTTCTCGCTGCACTTAACGCAGTTCAAAAACATGTTAAGGAACTTACCGCTCAAGTAAAGGGACTTCAAAAACATGTTGCTAAGGAACATCGTGATCTTGAAAAGTCTTCTCGCGGACGCAAAAAAAAGGGAGTTGATGGCGATAAGCCAAAGAGAGCACCAAGTGGATTTGCTAAACCGACTGGTCTTTCATCTGAACTTTGTGAATTCCTTGGAGTACCATTAGACACTCAACTTGCACGCACAGATGTAACTAAACAAATTACAACTTATGTTAAGGAACATGAAATTTATAACCCGGAAAACAAGAAGATTATTCTTCCAGATGCCAAACTTGGAGCACTTCTTAATGTACCAAGCGAAGAAGTCCTTACATACTTTAACCTTCAACGTTACATGAAGGTTCATTTCCAAAAAGCTTCTGCTTAAATTTTTTTTGAAGTAGAGTAAAAAACTTTTTAAGAATTAATTTTTTTCTTAAAAAGTTTATATTTATCTTTATTTTTTAATCTTTATTTTTAATCTTTATTTTTAATCTTTATATAAATTATATAAATTATATGAAGTGTTCACCTAAAATGATGAAATATACTGGATATCTCCATGTACTTGCTCTTTTTGTCGCCATTTATGGTACTTTTCACCAAATTGATAATGTGAAGAATGGTAAACCATTTTCACCATCATTAGCTATAGGGTTAACTTTAATGTTAATTCTAAGAATTCCTAATCAAATATGTGTTGCTTTTACAGAACCACATGGTTGGTATTCGGTAGTTGGTACAATTATAGGATCATTAAGTTTTGCTTATTTGGCTTATATTGAATATTCGGAAAATAAAAAGCGTTCTTCTTGAAACAAAAACTATTTAGAATAATTTTTATATTTTATTAATTTTAAATAATATTTATTTGTTTACCATTATCTAAAATTTCTAAAACTTCTATCCTTTCATTACCTTTTCTTTTACCAAAAGCTTGAGACATTGCTACATCTATTCTCCAAACTGAACCTCTACATTTACAGTTTATATTATCTTGTGGTGTATGTGCTACTACTAATTTTTTTGCACCTAAATGTTGTAATGTTAAATTTAAAGATTTACAATCTGGATTTTCTTCTGAGTATCTTCTTGTCCATAAAAGGCTACCATTATTTAAAAATAATTCTTTGAAACACCCATTGTTTTCAAGTTCTTCATGTCCCAATAAATATGCACGCATTAAAGCATTAATTTCAGATATTTTATATTTTTTAGCTAATCTGGGTGTTATTCCACCATGAACAAACACCCAATCACCTATTCGCATAATAACATTTCTATTTTTACCCATTTTTTGTGCTATTCTACCACCGGGTTGAAAATGTTCAAATCTTTTATCTTCACTGCCAAAATGTTTAATACCCATTGCACTTGTATAAGAAAAATCACCTAATACATTCATCAATTCATGATTACCTAATAATGAATAAACTCCTCCACCAACCTGTTTTGCCTGTGTATGTAATCTATCAAATAAATTCATAATTTTAATTTCTGAATCTTCATCTGGTACATTTTCACCTCTACCACCTCTATCAACCTGATCACCCAATTGCACAACAACAGTTTTACCACCAATCCATTTATTTTTTGAATCAATTAATTTGGATTTACGTAATACGGCTAATGTAGCTTTATAATCTCCATGTAAATCTCCTATTGCTATAACACGTTTTACTGGTAATAATATACTCGGTGGATAATTATTTTTATTCATATATATATTATATACACATATATAAATTTATACACTTCTTAGTCAGATTATATATTATCTAATCCAAAAATTAGATAATATAAAAAAAACATATCCACTATTCTTCTGGTGTATCTTGGTCTGATGTAGCTTGCTCTGGTGTATCTTGGTCTGATGTAGCTTGCTCTGGTGTATCTTGGTCTGATGTAGCAGATGATTGATAATTCGGATTTTGTGTAGGATATCTTCTCTTAATAATATTCTCATTTTTCTTCATATAATTATCTAAAATATCTCTACGAATTAGCGAAGAGAGTTTATCCCATTGATCCGGATACAATACAATTGGGTGACGTTGTAGGTTATATAGAGCAATTGCACCAGTACGAGTTACTACAAAACGAGGTGGTAGACGTTTTCGTAAAAGCTTTTCAGCCTCATCTGGATTAATATCGCCAGCAGCGACTTTGTTTAATACATCTTGTCTGTTCGGACGAAAATTTTGTGGTTTTCTTGTACGAACTTCTTGAAATTCTTGATTGTTATTTGTATTATCTCTCATTTTTAAACTGTTTGTATATAATCTTATATTTATATCTTTATATACTTTTCTAAATATATATAAAAAAAGTGAATATATTATATAATATAATAAAATATACTTATCCATATATGAATACAATTAAAATTAAATATAACGATTATGAAAAAATAATGGAGGTTGATAAAAGTATTTTATTAGGAGATATTGTTGAAAAAATATTACATGTTTGCAATATTATGATTTATGATATTGAAAAAATTATTATGATTCTTCAAGATAATGAAAGGATTGTATTAGGTTCTGATAAAGCCACTTTAGATACATCTTTTGAAAATTTAAATTTTAATATTAAATATTTTGACATCTTATCCAGAGATTTATCAAATAAAAATAATGAATTTATTAATAAATATAATAATTATATTATCTCTAAAGAAGATGAAAGATTAGCAAGAAGATTACAAAATCAATACAATTATCCACCAAATTATCCACTAAATTATTCATCAAATAATCAACCAAATAATAGTAATTTTTTAAATTTACTAAATAACTATTTGCAAAATGAAAATCTAAATCTTAATAATGATGAAGATGATGAAGATGAAGAAGAAAGTTATTCTGAAGAAGAAGATACATATACAATGCAATCAACGCAATCAACTCAATCAACGCAGTTAAATATAGATGATATTCTTGATATTCTTGAAGAACAAATATTAAATAATCCCCAGAATAATGAAACTACTCAGAATAATAATGCTGCTCAGAATAATAATGCTACCAATAGTAATGAACCAAATGCAGATAATTTAAATAATTATTTTTCTAATGTGACTACATCTAATACAAATGGTGTAACAACTATTACTGCCGGAAATAATGGTTCATCTTATTTACAACTTTCTTATGCACAACTACCTTCATCTAATCTTAATAATCAATCGAATAGTAGCAGTGTAACAGAAGAAGGAGGACAAACTTCACCATGGACAACATTATTTTCACAATTAATGTCAAATAATATACAACCGTCTGTACAAGGATTAACAAATTTGGGTTCATCAAATCAAGGTACTTCCCAAGAGTATGCACAATTATTTTTAAATTCATTAAATAATTTAATTACAAATCCTGATTTAGAAGATATTAAAATTGTTTGTACAAATGAAGAGGTTGCACAATTAAAGATTCTTAAATTTCAAGATTTTAAAAATAGTGATGTATGTAAAACAACTGATTGTAATATCTGTTTAGAAGAATATGATGATAATGATGATTTAATGTTATTAAAATGTGATCATTATTTTCATGAAAAATGTATTAAACATTGGTTATTAGAAGATAGTAATAAGTGTCCACTTTGTAGAGAACAGGTTGCAAAAGGTAAAGCATTGATTTAAAAAAATTGATTTTTATAAATATATTTTGAATATTTTATAATTATATGAATTGTCAATTTAAATTAAGAAATAATAATTTTTGTAGTAATAAAAGAATTGGATGTCTAAAATATTGCCATCTAAAAGGTCATCAAGATAATATACTATATTATGATAAAGTTGTTAAATTATTGGAAAAAAATTTTATTGATGCTACATTGCCTTTAAAAAATTTAGACATTTATGATGTTAATGGAGATGGTGCATGTTTATACAGATGTATGGCGTTATCTTTATACGATATTCCTAATGTAATAATTAATCATGAGAGTAATTTTACAGATCAATTAATAGATTTAATAAATAAAAATGAAAATATGGATGAAAAGATAGAAAAAGAAATGTCTTATTTATTACAACAAATAATCAGGGAATGGATTATGGAAAATAGAGAAATGCATATTGAACATCTTGGATGTACTTTAGAAACTTATGTTAAACTTTGTCATGATTTTGATGATATTTTTGAATATAATAATTTATATAAAATTTTTGCTGGAGATAATGATTTTATTAAAGTTGATAGCGGTAAAGTATATCAAAGTGGTAGAAATAAAGGAAAAAGTATTATTAAAAAAGTATATATTGAAGATAGATGGGGTGCAGCACCAGAATTATTTGCATTTGTTAATATTTTTAATATCAATGTTTCAATATATACTTTGAAAAGATTTGATAAACGCAGATGCAAGGTAGTTAAAGGTAGTTTAAGAGGAATAACTCCCAGATTGAAATTAATAGAAGAATTTCATAATAATCTGTTAATAAATCAGGATATAGATATAAAATTTTTATTAACAGATAAAGAAGAAAGACATTATTGTTATATTAAATCTAATAAATGATAAAAAATTGAATTATAAATACTATATAAACATAAAAACTATAAATATATATATATATACATATTTATGAATGATAATTTAGAGTGTATACGTAATAATTTAAACAAAATTACTCATGAAGAGTATAATAAATATGGATATGAACCACAAAAAACAGAAGCTAAACAATTAAATGATAAAATTAAAGAAAAAGAAATAAATATTGAGATTAATAAAATGACAGGAAAAATTAATAAAATGATTCAAAAAAAAGAATTTAAAAGTAATATTTATATTGAAAAAAAAGATTCTGTTTCAGATATTATGGATAATACTTCAGATATGTTTAATATTTTAGAAAGCACTGAAGAATATTTGGATTGGAGAAAATTATCAATTGATGATAAATTAAAATCTTTAGATATTTTTTTTGAAGTAGAAAATACAAATTATGATATTCCATTTACGGATGAAATAAAAGATGAATTAAGAAATTTGGTAAATAATAAAAAACTATTATATAAAAAAGATATTTTGTATGATAAAATTAATAAAAGAATTTTAAGTATACCTTTATTAAAATACCAAGATGGTAAATTTATTTTAAAAGAAGATGTAAAAAAAGTTAATGTTAAGAAATCTAATTTAAACAATATTAATAAATTACTCAAAAAAAATTAATATCTGGTATATTTATATAGAGATGAATCAAAATTTTATATTACTTATTATACTTTTCGTCTTATTTGCTATCACGTTTACTAATGAAAATTTTATAAAAAATAAAAATATCGTAAATAATTCTGAAAAAAAATTTAAACAAAATATAAAACAAAAAAATCAACATATTTATAAAGATGCATGCGTCTTATACGAAAATACCAATAGAACACAAGTTATCTATCTTAAATTAATATCTGCACTCAAAAATTTATCTAATCAAGATAAAATTAAACTTGGTCCAAGATGTAAAGAAGAAGTATTTATTCAAGGAACTTCTTCTAATAGACTTAAAGAAGAAGTTAACCAAGTTACAAAAATTATTTTAGATAGATTAAATGAAAATACTGGATATAATTTTAAGTCAATATATTTAGATACTATTACTGTTTTTGAAGATAAATCTGGGAATAAAAATTTCATTTATAATGTTTTCGTTAACGATTCTAATGAAGAAATGGATATACGTCTTTATATAGATGTTATTAAATATATTGTCAAATGTCCAGAAAAGAGTGAACCTATCACTTGTACATCTGTTACAACTCCTGGTATGAGTGCTTCTGGTGTAGAAAATACATTTGAAATTGGATATCCACAACCTGAACAATTAATTCCACTTCCATCTGAAGTTATCACAACTGGTGGTGGTCCTGATCTATTAAGTGTTAAAGGAATTAATATTCATAAAATTCCCCCTATTAAATCAATACATATTAATACAGTCAAAATTTATAACACTAATGCTGTCATTAACTCAAATAATCAATGTATTACACAGAATGGTGAACCAACATGTGGTAATATTAAAGGTACCAGTTTATCAAGTTCATCATTTAATCAACCAACAACACCATTTGTGGAACCATCTTGTGTGAGAAACAAATGGCCTGTTATTTCTCCCATACAGACAGATATGAAGGCATTTCCTGCCGGACAAGCTTCGGAATATTGGAATGAAAAAGGTGTACCAATGAGTACAACATGTAATACACAAGAGACAGGTATTAACGGAAGTACCACAGATTATCCAATTACAGCTCAATATTGGGCAAATAATTTTGTGGTTCCTAAATGGTCTGGACCTAATAACTGGTTATTCTCATTAACCAGAGGAGATGTAGCAACTGAGGGAGCCGACTTTACTAATTAAAAATTCAAACATTGATTTTTATCATATAATGTATAAAAATTATAAAAAAAATGATATAATTTTTTTTTATAATTTGGTTAAAAGAATTATAAATATGAATCTAACAATGAGAACTCAAAAAGAACTTATAACAAGACGTTTAATTTTAAGTTGTTGTAAAGCAAAATTATATAAAAACGAAAAATGTACATGTAAAAATATATTAAACAAATATAAAGGTAGTATGTGTTCTGTTAATGGTAATAATTATGAAAAACAGATATATAATATTTTAAGTAAATGTTACATAGATGATCGAAAATTTAATACACAAAAACAGAATGAATTAGGTGGTTCAAGTTCAAAAAATGATTTAATTTGCAATTATAAAAAAGATAATGATATAGGTATTGAAGTTAAAAAATGCAATACTCCAGATTGGATGCAATGTAGTATTAAATATGATTTTGAAAATAAATGTTGGAAAGGATCTGAAAATAGTAAAATACCGTTAAAATCTAAAAAATTATTTAATAAATTCATAAATAATATTAATATTTATGATGGTAAAATACCTCCATTTATGAAGAAGAAAATAACACATAAAGAATGGTTATCAATAAAACAAAATACAAATCAATGGAATGATGTGTATTTTGATGTACCAAATGATACTATAAGTAAATTATACAATCATAAAAGTTGTCAATATATTCAAATAAGTGATTATGGACTATACCATCTTGGTAATGATATATGTGATTTTAATGTACCTATTTTTGATGTAGAACAACAACTTAGAGTTAGAACAAAAATACATTCCAGAAAAAATAATCAAGGTTATTGTAATTTATCTGTTATAGTAGCTTGTCAGCCAAAAAATATTAAATTATTGCCTAAATCACCATATTCATTAGATAGTGTAGGTAACATACCATTAAATCTTTCTTATGATTTTAACCAATAATAACTATTTCAGAAGATTTTTTTGATTTATTCATTCCATAACTCCAATTTGTTTCAATAATTTCAAAATCTTTATAAAGATTCTTTATATAATCGCAATTATTATATGTCATAAACCAATTTTTCTTTGTAGATAAACACTTATATAATCTATTATGATCAAATGTTTCATGCATATCGCCATTATTTCCATACAATTTTGATTTTTTTTCTAAATAATATGGTGGATCTAAGAAAAATAAATTATTAACATCATCGTTTTTATTGATGAAATCCTCAAAATCAAAATTATAAAACTCACAATCTGTAAGATCCAATTTTTTAACTCTATCTACAGATGATTTTGTAAATCTTTTTTTAGATGCTTCTACAGAAAATCCTCCTGATAATGTTGCTCCACTAAAAGAACAACGATTTATTATAAAGTACATAATACTTTGTCTTAAGTTATCTGTTTCTTTCATTATTTTTCCTCTAAAATTTGTAAAATTGGTTTTATCAATTTTATCAATATTTTTATATAATTCTTCACATAATTCATCTCTATCATTTTTACAAACATTCCAAAAATTGTAAAGTGGTGTAAATTTATCATTTGCTATAACATGAAGACCATATCTATTTTGTATAAAAAATTCAAATGATCCTCCACCAAAAAATGGTGAAACAAAGTTTGTAAAATTATTTATATTAAACTTTTCATTTAAAATAATATCTAAAGATTTACAAGCTCTTGTTTTACCACCTGGGTATCGTAAAGGTGATTTATTACTGTTATATTTATTCATTAGATTTTATACAATATAAACAATAAAACTTTAAATCAATTTTTCAATAATTTTTATGATTTTTTTATAAAAATATCTATTTATATTTTATAGAAGATGACAGAATTAACTGTTATGAACAATAATCCGCGATTAAAATTTTTTAGCCGTTTTTTTAAACCTATTATTAGTCTTGGACCCTCTTACACCAGAAATTTATTTAGAGCATACACTCAAGGACAAAGTAGAGAGAATATATATAGAAGAAATATTTTTATTAAAAAGCGTCCATTATTTAAATAATGTTTATTTTTAAATTTACATAAAGTTTATATACAAATATAAATATACAAATATAAATATATATATATAAGTATATATTTATACATCAATGACAGAAATATGTTTTAGTGGTTGCGGTGGTTTATATAATTATTATTTTGGTATTGCGAATGTAATACAAAAAAATTTTGATTTAAGTGATACTATTTTTACTGGTAAATCAGCAGGTTGTTTTCCAGCTTTAGTTTTAGCTATGGATAGTGATATCGATGATATATTTTACAATTACAATCTACCATTTTTAAGAGAGATAAATAGTTATACATTTGGAGCACTATTTAATTGGAATGATATGGTTAGAAAACACACTATTAAATATTTACCTAATGAATTAGATAAAATAAATAATAGATTGCATTGTCATTTTGCTAAATTAGAAAATAATTATAATATATTTTCATGGAGTCCACAAGTTGTTAATAATTGGAATAATAAAGGGGATTTAATGGAATGTTTAATAGCATCTACGTTTATTCCGTGTTTTGATAAAAAATTATTTATGAATTATAGAGGTTATAATTGTATGGATGGATTTATGTGTAAACATCAATTACCTGTTTCATCTGATAGAAAAATTTTAGAGTTCACATTAGATAAATGGAGAGATATGAATATGAATTGGATGTGGTGCTATACAGACCCCGAATGGGCAACTACTTTATATAAATGGGGTGAAGAAGATGCTAATAAAAATATATTAGAATTACAAGAATATTTTATATAATTGTTACATTATAAATACTATTTAAAAGTAAATTAATAATTATTAATTACACTTATAATAATGACTGAAATTAATCAAAATAATATTAAAAATTTAATTAATAAAATGGACGATATTAAAATAAATGAAAATAAAACAATTAATAATACTGTTAAAAATAAAACTGTTGATATAACAAATGATAAAGAAAAACCTGTTTTAACTTTTCATTATAATAAAGATTTACCACAACCTTCTGAAGAAAGATTGCAATATTTACGGGAACAATTTAAAAAATTACAGGCGATTCCACTTCCAGAGCAAAGAACTGATGAATGGTATGAGATGAGAAAAAATAAAATTACTGCGAGTGATTGGGCAGCAGCATTGGGTAAAAATCCATATTCTTATAGGAATAAATTAATTCGTGCGAAATGTGGCGAACAACAGAGTTTTTATGGCGGGCATATGCAACACGGTGTTAAATATGAACCAGTTGCTACAAATATTTATGAATGTCGGAATAATACGCCGATTATTGAATTTGGTTTAATTCCGCATCCTAAAATTGATTATTTAGGAGCGAGTCCAGATGGTATTACTGCGGATGGTGTAATGTTAGAGATTAAATGTCCACCTAAAAGAGTTATTACAGGTGAACCACCTTTATATTATTGGATACAAGTTCAGGGGCAGTTGGAGGTGTGTGAATTAGATAGATGTGATTTTTTGGAGTGTAAGATTATTGAATATGAGACAACAGATGAAGTAAATATTGAACCAGTAGAACAATATTTTAATGATAATTATAATGGTGATTATCATTATAATAATTTAGGATTAGAAAAAGGTATTGTTTTAACATTTATGCACAGAACAACACACGCTTTATCATATGAATATTCAAAATTAGGTATTAATTATGAAGAGTTTGATAAATGGCGTGTAGAAGTATGTAGACGTGTATTAGAAGAGGATGATATGTTGTATTATGAGACATCTTTTTGGAAATTGACTGAAATTTCTAATGTACCTATTTATCGTGATAAGGAATGGTTTGATGGTAATTTACCGGAGTTGAAAAGATTTTGGGATGATGTTTTACACTATCGTGAAGTTGGTATTGAAGAGATTAAACCAAAACCGCGAAAGAAGAAAACACCTGTTAAAGAGATTTTTATTGATACAAATATTAGTGATTTTAATGGCATTAGTGGGGCGAATTTTACTACGGACAATTTAGATTTATCTAAGTTTAAAACACAATCATTCTTCAGTGATACACCTGTTCCTGTGTCAAATAATAATAATGATAGTTATAATAGCAATAATAGCAGTGGAGATGAATATGTAGATAAATTCAAGAAACAGTCATTCTTTAGTGATGATACTGGTGGAGGTGATACTAATGAAGATAAGAAGAAGATAGTGAAAATTAAGATTAAGAAATCAAAAAAGCCGGTAAGTGATTTGGGAGATTTTGGTTCAAAATCATTCTTTTCATAGTTTATTTATAAAAAGTACGAGGCAGGTAAACTTCAATTATCGCACTGCACAAATCCACACAGACTACACGTGTGGTGTTTGTAGTCATTCGAGGAATGACTATGATGTTTGCAGTGCTCGTTGTCCCCCTCATACTCCTCGCAAATGCAACCGCAGTCGCATTCTTCAGGCTGCAGCGTTTCGAAGCGGCAGCGGTTACACGTGTCCTCTGATTTTTCTGCCCTGCAATCTGCAGAGACATTCTTCAAGAACCTCCTTGCTTTTGATCTCTCAAAATCTTTGATTTTGAAAACCTTTCTTCCCACGTCAGCGGAAAATCTCTCTCCCGTCACATAGTCTCTGAAGGATAACCCATGGCGAGATGCCCTTTCAACCAGAAAGTTGGCAAGATCCTGGTTGATGTACTCACACACAATCTTAGCGGCTTCATCGTCGTTGAAACAGCCCTGGATGAGCTGTCTCTTTTTTTTTTCTTTGGCTTCCAGCTTGGCCTCCTTCGCCAACCTTTTGAAAGCTTTTTCTTTCTCGTCTTTTGTGGCTTCTACCATCTCTTATTCATAAACAACACCTTGTAGTTCATCTAAAGTCAGTTTATAGTGGCACTCATAACAGTCAAAACTACTGAACATTTTGGTTGAATTTTTGATATGGCATTGAGGGCATTTCCAACCGAATTGTTTATAAGTATAATCTCCAATACTGTATCCACATCCATTGGTACAGATACTATCTGATTCCGGAGAGAAATTATAACGAGTACAACGAGGGCAAGACCAAGTATTTTCGTAAGATTGTATGACGGACATATATTTAATAATATTGTATAGGTAATTTCGTGAAAAAATCATTCATTTTTTCAGGAAATTTTAGAGATTTATGTATGAAATGTATGTTTCTGTTATAAGTTGGTGTTTCCCAACACCCTGCGAGGACCTGACCTACCTCTTGTAAGCGGACTTCACCGACGGCACAAAGAAGTTTCCCACATGTTTCTTGTGGGTATAGATCACAACGTCCGGATTGTTGGACGCGTCTTCCAGTTCGCCACTGGCAATTCGGATGGTAGTGTACACTTTGCACACTTTCACCCACTCCTCCCCCCTTTTCAGATCCCTCGCGAAATAGGGTTGGAACTCAAGTCTTGTTCCATCGCATTTGAAGTAATATAAGCAGAAAGCTTCCCCCTTCTCGAGACATTCTGAGAATGTTAAAAAATCTCCGTATTTATTGGGGAAACTGGAAGACCCCTTCGTAAAAACGAAGCATTCTTCGTCAAAAAGAGCCAATTCTCGCGATATTGACTCCGATAATAAAACTTGTACCCTCTCGTGCAAAAGTTCCACCCTCCTCTGGATGTCCTCGGCAAGGTTCTTGGCAAAGTCCTCCCCTATTTCGAGGATTTCCACGAAATAATCCGCGGTGAGGTAACGTAGATAGAAGAGATCTTCAAGTATTAAGAAATCTTCTAAAATATGTGGAACTACCTTTTTGGGTAAATTCCAACTCTCGAGGATTTCCTTACCTCTCTTGTTGATGATATCCTGGATGTGTGGAAGGTCTTCGGTAGAAATCTCCTTGAGTTCTTCAAGGAGCTTCTCCTCCGGCAGAAGGTCATCGCGGACTCCGTTATCGTCGGAGTCATTCGCGTTCTGACGCGAATTCCGTCCGCAGGAGCAATCAGCCGGGTTTCCTTCGCATATCAAATGCAAATCCGGGCAGTAATCAAGGCACCACCTTCTCGCGTGCGTAACACAATTCGTACACCACCTTCTTCTCTCCACGCCATTGAAGGTGTGAAAGTCAGAAGTATCTGCCCTGCAGTACCTGCAATCCTTCTTGATATCGAGAAGATTCTTGATAACATCCTCAAACTGATGCATCTCCTTCTGCTGCTGCTGCTTCTGCTTCTGCTGCTGCTTCTGCTGCTGCTTCTGCTGCGGCTCCTTCTGCTGCTGCTGCTGCTTCTGCTTCTGCTGCTGCTTCTGCTTCTGCTGCTGCTGCTTCTGCTTCTGCTGCTGCTGCTTCTGCTGCTGCTGCTTCTGCTGCTGCTGCTTCTTGACCTCCCTTTCAGCAGCCTCCCTTTCAGCAGCCTCCCTTTGAGCGGCTCTTTCGCGGCGCTGTTGCCGCCTTCTTCCCTTGGAAAGTTTCTTTTTAGGGGGTGTAGCAGGAGATGCAGTAGTGTTTTCCATCTGGAAGGACTTGTTATTCGCTTTACTCGACATTATAGAGCACTAATTCTACCAAATCCATACTGAATCAATTAGCCATCAGTTTTTATAAAGAATATATCCATTGTTAATGGATGGTTTATAATTATCGCCGTAATAGATATTAAGTCCTTGCGGGTTTAATAAGTGTCTGTCTTACTATACCAGCATCGGCGCAGATCTCTGCCACAGTTTTGGGAACCCTGATATAATCATTATTTACCCACATTAGCGGTGTGGGCGGTAGTGTTTTTAACTCCATTACACCGTTTTCTGATGAAAAGGTTTCCACCTGCACATCTTTTCCATATATGAATATTTTACACTCCGGTGGTAGTGCACACATCGTATCTGCCGTTAATATAACAATATTAGGGTTATCAATTTGGCTAATATTGAGCTCCCTAAGCGATGGGATCATGGTACACAGCTCTGGTGTGAGAACGTCCTTATCCGAGAGTCCGCATCCATAAGCGCTAATACTTTTAAGATTGTTAAAAATTCCAGCGCCACACAGCGGTTCCAGTGTTGTTAGTTTTATTACACTGGGAAACACGATATTTGTCTACAGGAAGCCTATTTCGAAGGTTCAGAATTTTATTCAAAAAACTGCCAAAGTTTTCCTCTTGTGGCGAAAGGGTGCGCCTGAAAAGAACTTCACTCATTTTTTTTTTGGCAAAAACTTTTTGTATGTTATAATATTCCGATCGCCATGATGGCACGATTTATACCCGCCTTTTTTAAAAAAAAAAAATCAGTGCCCCGTGAGCTATCTCACTCTATTGGCTGATCGTAGAGCTGTAAACCATGAATATGTATGCCCATGTCGAGAACTTGGTCAAACACGTGATCTCCTGAGCAAAAAGAGATTTTTTCCTCGTCGGAAAAGGGCTTCGGCTGCAAATCTAAAGAAGAAATCTTCTTCGAGAGATACTCAAACGGAAAAGCAACCGAATTTCCCTCGAAAGCAAGTCCAAGTCGACCAAGAACCTTCGCGTGAAAGATCGAAGCTTCCGATTCTTGTCCATCCAAACCAAGGTACCAAGTATACCGTACCCCCCTTTGTCGCTCGAGGGCAATTTTGAAAAAAAACCCCATGAGCCGGGTGCCAACCCCCTTTCGCCGAAAAAAGAGGTGCACATGGAGAGATTCAAGGTATAGCTGCTTGTGTCCAGAAAGCCGCATGCCAAAAAGCGTTCGCGGCGGGAGGGGAGGTAAATCTACCTTATCGTCCTCGCAAAAAGACAACGAAGCAATGGGATACTCTTTCCCAAAAGTCAAAACGATCAGAAAACTGCTCATTCCACAACAAGATTGTACCTTGTAATAAATCTCGCAGCTCGGAAACAGGTCCTGAAGATCTGCCAGATAGGACATGTCTGCAATTGGCAACCCTTTGGGAAATGCAGTAGTGTTATCCTCCTTATCTTTGTCCCCGTTGTTATCTGGGACAACAACGGGGTTCCGCTGTTCCTTCTGATGGTGCTTTACACAATACGTCATTGTGTAGTCTCCATCGTCGTGTTTGGGAGCTGTCGGTCCGGCTGACAGAAAACCGCGCGAGCCGTACGACAGACCCATACGAAGATTCTCCTTGTAAAGAAGGGCGTAAATACGCCTGCGCGATTGCCTGCGCGATTCTTTAGAGGGGAGTGCTTTCACATCCTCCATCCGGTCGTCTATGCATTTTAAGCATATCGACGGCTTCCGCTTCTTCTTAAGCCCTCGAAGGCGCTTCCTGAGGCATTGAATTTTGATGCTGAGGACTTGGATGCGCTTCCTCAGCCCTCGCTTCCTCAGCCCTCGCTTCCGCTGCTTCCTCAGCCCTCGCTTCCTCAGCCCTCGCTTCCGCTGCTTCTTCAGAAGCTTTTTTTTCCCCTTCTTTAGCTTGTGAAGATCCTTCTGGATCTGTTTTACCGTGTGTACGGTTCTCATTTTCCAGAAGCACTAATTCTACCAAATCCATCCTGAATTAATTAGCCATCAATTTTTAATAAAGAATATATCCATTGCTAATTGATGATTTATACTTATCACTGTGATACATATTGATACGTGGATTTTCACATGGCTCTTCCACTATATCTCGCTCTTTTAAGGTCAGTGATGGGCACTTTTTCATCTCCTCTTGATAACATTTCCCGCTAATTTTGTATTTATGGGGACACATTTCAAAAGTTCTATTTGCACAATCACAGACACCATCGTAAGACCAATAATTATTGGTACACTGTTCATATGATCCATTAGTTTGCGGACACTTATAATATTTTGATGATAAACATTTTTGGTTACTGAGTGTTGGTACATGACATTTCTCTAAAGCTTTTTTTTGGCAAGAGAAATAGGTATTTTGAGGAGAGATAATATTGGTTAAATTATTATTAGAAAATAAAATTATAATAAAAAATAATATGACAATTGTTAGAATAATACGCATATAATATTTAATTATATTTTTATTATAATTTATTTTATTAATTTATTTATTATTTATATAAATGTTATTATTTACAATGTATGTTAATGATGAATATACCGCTAAAAAAATGGCTATGTCTACAAAAAGGTTAGGTAAAAAGACGAAAAATGATATTGAGATGTTATGGCAATGGGTTAAAAAAGGAAAAAAAATGGTTATTGCCTGCGATTTTCATAAATATGACTAATTATTTATTGTAATTTAGTAAAATATATAGGAATATATTTTACTATACTTAAAATTATAAAAAAATATAATAAATATTTATATTTATACCACTATTAGATAAGACAATATTTTAAATTAAATAAAAATATATGAAAAATAGAAAAAAATTGATAAAAAAATATATATAAAGTAGTATAAACTATGTTAAATAAACATATGCAAGTTATAAAAAGAAATGGAAATACTGAACCTGTATCTTTCGACAAAGTCACAAAACGTCTTAGACTGCTTTGTGGTGGGTTAGAAGATATTGACCCAATTTTGGTTGCACAGAAAGTGTGTGGTCAAATATATGATAATGTACATACTCATGAATTAGATGAACTTGCCGCGCAAATTTGCATAGCTATGTCGACTGAAAATCCTAAATTTGGAATTTTAGCGTCCAGAATTATCATTTCCAACAATCATAAAAATACTTCTCCATCATTTTCTGAAACGATGACTATGTTATATACTAATTCTGATGTCTTAGGAAAACATTCTCCTTTATTAGCAGAAGATGTTTATCAAGTTATCATGAAAAATAAAGAGAAGTTGAACAATGTGATTGATTATAAAAGAGATTATAATTTTGATTATTTTGCGTATAAAACATTGGAAAGAGCTTATTTATTTAAAGTTAATGATGTAGTTGTAGAAAGAATTCAACACATGTTTATGAGAGTATCAATTGGTATTCATTGCAATGATATTGCTAAAGCAATTGAATCTTACAACTATATGTCCCAGAAATATTTCACCCAAGCTACACCAACTTTGTACCACTCGGGAACACCACGACCGCAGTTATCTTCTTGCTTCCTTTTAGGATCTGGAGATAGTATAACAGAAATGTATTCAACAATTGCGGATTGTGCTAAAATTAGTAAATGGGCTGGTGGAATTGGAGTTCATATCAGCAATATTCGCAGCAAAGGAACCCATATTCGCGGAACTAATGGAAAATCAGATGGTATTATTCCTATGTTAAGAGTTTTTAATGAAACAGCCGTCCATGTCAATCAGGGTGGTGGTAAAAGACCAGGGTCATTTGCTATTTATCTTGAACCACACCATCCAGATGTGATGCAATTTTTAGATTTGAAGAAAAATCACGGGAATGAAGCAGAAAGAGCACGCGATCTATTTTTAGCATTGTGGGTGTCAGATTTATTCATGGAACGTGTTGATGCAGATGTTGAATGGTCCTTATTAGATCCTGATGAGTGCCCAGGATTGAATGATGTTTATGGAGATGAGTATAAAGAATTGTATGAGAGATATGAGAGTGAAGGTAGAGCGAGAAAAGTTGTAAAAGCACGCGATGTTTGGAAGAAAGCTTTAGATTCACAGATGGAGACAGGAACTCCATATATTTCTTATAAAGATCACGTCAATAGAAAGAGTAACCAAAAAAATTATGGCATCATTAGATCATCAAACCTTTGTGTTGCACCTGATACAAAAATTTTAACATCAAATGGTTATGAGACAATTAAAGAATTAGAAGATCAAGAAGTGAATGTATGGAATGGGGAACAATTTAGTAAAACTATTGTTAGAAAAACTGGAGAAAATCAAAAATTATTAAAAATTACTTTATCAAATGGAATGGAATTAAAATGTACTGAATATCATAAATTTTATGTACAAACGAAATATGGTCGTAAAAATTATGAAAAAATGGAAGCGAAAGATCTTAAAGAGGGTATGAAATTGATAAAATACAATTTACCATGTATTAAAAGTGGTAATGAAGAATTTAAATATGCATATACACATGGATTTTGGTGTGGCGATGGAACATATAATCGTAAAAATAAGGAAATTTATCAATGTCCATACAAAGCAAGAGAAGGAGGTAAATATTGTGGTTATCACTTAAACCAAAAAACAAATATTAAATTAGATAATATGGATGAATCAAGATGTCAAGGAATATGTAATGAACCAAGAAAAAATTTGTCATTATATGCAGAAAAGAAAAAACTTGTTAATAATTTAGATATATTTAGCTCTACTTTTGTAGAAGATAAAATAGGAAGATATAATTGCATATTACCAAATGATATGAGAGAAAAATTTGAGGTTCCAATGAATGATGATTATAAAACAAAATTGGAATGGTTTGCTGGCTTATGTGATGCAGATGGTACAATTGCCAAAAATGGTACAAATGAATCATTACAATTATGTAGTATTGAGTTAGATTTTTTAAGAAAAATTCTATTGATGTTACAAACTATTGGAATTGATTCTAAAATAAGAATTTCAAAAGAAGAAGGTTATTCAATGTTGCCCGATGAAAATAGAAAATTGAAAAAATATGAGACAAAAACTGCATATAGATTGCTGATAACATCAAATGAATTACAAAAAATGTTAGATTTGGGTTTTAAAACACATAGACTACATGTTAATATTAACAAAAATATTCAGAGAGATGCAAAACATTTTATTAAAGTTGAAAAAATTGAGGATGTTAATGATCTTTCTGATACTTACTGTTTTACAGAACCTATTAAAAATATGGGAATGTTCAATGGTATATTGACAGGAAACTGTGCAGAAATTCTTCTGTACTCCGACAAGGACGAATATTCAGTCTGTAATTTAGCTTCCATCTGTTTACCAATGTTTGTAGAAAATAACAATAAATACAATTATGAAAAATTGGAGCAAGTTGTTAGAATTGCTATTACTAATTTGAATAAAATTGTTGATCGTAATTTCTATCCTGTTCATCAAACTGAGTACTCCAATAAAAAACATCGCCCTGTTGGTTTAGGTGTGCAAGGATTGGCTGATGTATTTTATAAAATGCGTGCTCCATTTGAGGGTGATCGTGCCAGAGAGATTAACAGAAATATTTTTGAAACCATGTATTATGCTGCGGTTAAAACTTCTTGCGAATTAGCCAAAGTGGAAGGACCTTATGAAACTTTTGAAGGTTCTCCTATGAGTCAAGGTCAATTCCAATTCGATCTTTGGGGTGTTGAACCAAGTGATAGATATGATTGGGAAGCGTTGAGACATGAAGTAATAAAGTATGGTATTAGAAATAGCACTTTAATGGCAGTTATGCCTACTGCCTCAACTGCACAAATTATGGGGAATACAGAGTGTATTGAACCTATTACCAGTAATATTTATACCAGACGCACTATTGCGGGTGATTTTGTGGTAGTCAATAAATATTTGATTGAAGATTTGATAAAGTTAGGATTGTGGAATAAAGAATTGAAGGATATGATTATTGCAGATAATGGTAGTATTCAAAATATTGATGGTATTCCACAAGAAGTTAAGAATTTATATAAGACAGCTTGGGAAGTGAAACAGAAATCAGTTATTCAATTGGCTGCTGATCGCGGTCCATTTATTTGTCAAACACAAAGTATGAATCTTTTCTTTGAAGAACCAACTTACAATGTTTTGCATAGTGCACAATTCTTTGGATGGAAGTCTGGATTGAAGACGGGTAGTTACTATATTAGAAGCAGACCCAAAGTGCAAGCACAACAATTCACAATTGATCCTAAAAAAATGCGAAATAAGAAAAACACTGTTGAAGCAGAGAAATTGATGTGTTCTTTAGCTAATCCCGAAGCATGTGAAATGTGCAGTGGATAGTTTTTCTTTCGTTCAAAATTAAATTATATTATCATTTACAATATATAAAGTATATAAAAAATGAATGATAATATACCTTATATAGATCTCCTTTGTAACAATTTCAAAATGCAAAAAACTACACAATCTGATGAAAAAACTATTCCAGAAGAAACTGAAAATCAAAAATCTACTGTTTTAAAAGATGATAATGAAGAAATTATGAAACTGTTAAATGAAAGACTCCAATTAGGGAAAAAAACTTATGGACACGGTGTAATTGTAGATCAAGATACCAGAAAACATGGTACTCCTGACAATGATTGGGAATTAATGGCTTTAGAGGAACTATTGGATGGACTTATCTATACAACAGCTGCAATTATACGCCATCGTAGACAAAAGAATCTTAAACGTGAAAAATATGGTAATACAATGACACAAGATGATATATGTCTTGTAGGAAAAACAAATGTTAATAAGGAATCACTTAAGGATGTAGAAATACATGATGATTTAAGTGTTAATTATCATGCTAGAGTAGACCATGTTATGTAAAAAAAATTGAATATTTTAAGTCTAATATATTATAATTTCAAATTAATTTATTATGAGTGATAAATATGATAATTATTTATTTTATATCTCTGTAGAAAGGGGTCGTTATAGTAATAAACCTTTTTATGTTAATCAATCTTCATCAAAATATACCAGACTTGCTATGCTACGAGATAATAATTTTAGTCTTAGTGCTGAGATAGAGGATGAACTTATTTTTAAAGTTTATGCAGTTCCAAAACAGCCTGGTGATATCTATAACACCACTAAACATTTAATTTCGAGTAGTAAACCATATAAATATAAAATTCTTGAATTTGATATAGAAGTATCAGAATCAGAAAATAGGGTTACATATTTATTTGAAAGTGAAAGATTTCCCGAAATAACGTTTTATCAACGCATTATGGAGGATGATACAATGTACATTTCCAATCCGGAATTGATTATTAAAACTGAATTTCTGGAAAGTTTGATAAAATAATCATTGTTTATAATATATATGAAACTATTTAACCAAAATTTAATATACATCATATCTCTCATTATATTTATTATCTTTATCACTATTTTATCTACTAACTATCATACTTACGAATTTTTAACAAATTCTTCTGATAATCAGAAAGAAGAACCTATTTGTCCAGGTCCTATTGAATTACCATGTAACCCAGGACCACAAGGTGAAAGAGGACCTGCAGGTGGAGAATTTCAAGAAAAAGGACCATTAAGAAATTTATCAATGTTAGAGAAAGTAGTTGATACTACTAATATTTTAGGTAATTCTGAATTTTATATTACTTCATTTTTGAATGATAGAACTTATAAACCTGAACAAACATGGACATTAAATTCGTCTACTGGTGATTTTGCAAATAGAATTAAAAATCAGAGTGGTAATTGTATAACTGTAGATAATAAAGATTTTGTAGGTATATCAACTTGTGATAAAGCAGTTGAATGGGAATATACATCTCAGGGTCAATTAAAACCAAAGTCAAATAGTGGTAAAGAAACTAAATGTTTAACATATACAAATGCCGGAACTGTAAAAACTTTAAAAAAGAAGGATCAATTAGGTAATACTAAAGGTAAATCATTGGACATGGATCAAAGTGTATATAAATTATCAATGGCAAAATGTGGAGATAAAAGTAATCCACCATTGAAACAACAGTGGTCATTTAATTAAATGAATCGTTTGTAAAAATATTGTATGATATTAATATAGATGGTTGATAAAATTAAAGAAGAGAGTAAAAATGCATATAGTAATTTTATGTTATTGTTAATATTTTTTATGATAACTGTTGCAATTTTGATATTTATTTTATTTGGTAGATTTAGAAATAATGATATAAAAATAAAAGATGGTATTAAACAAATTTTTAGTTATAAATTTATCATATTTTCAATAGTCATACTTTTATTTTTAAATTACTCATTATCAAAAATACCATCAAATGAAAAAACTAATCTCGAAAAATATAGCAACCAATTGGATGACGCTAATATTAAATGCCCTGACCTAAAATGCCGCTCAGGTCCCAGAGGCAGAAGAGGGGAAAAAGGAGGAACCTTTACTGATAAAGGTCTATTAATGAACCTAAATAAGAAAGACATGGTAGTTGATAGATATGCCGGATTTGGTGATTATGCTAATGCATATTTAACAACAGGTAAAAATTATAAACCACAACAGATATGGACACTTCATTCGTCATCTGGTAAAATGGCGAATAAATTAGAAAATGGTTATGGTGGTTGTTTAAATACTAAAAATAAAAAAGTTTTAATGGATAAGTGTTCTAATGCAATTAAATGGAAATTTACTACACAAGGATCAATCACGCCTTCAAATGATAGCACTCAATGTTTGAATTATAATGATAATGATGGCAAACTTAAATTAAATAAATGTCCAAAAAAAATAACTAATAAATATCAATGGGCATTCATTTAACACAATTCACTCCATGTTTTTCCCATATATTGGTAATAATCTTGAATTGTTTGATACTGATGATCAATAATTCTTTGAGGCACTGATGTTTGTTTATTATTTTTTTGATTTTTGTTATTTGATTGTTGTTGAAATGTATTTTGTTGTTGAAATGTATTTTGTTGTTGAAATGTATTTTGTTGTTTATTTTTACATTTCCAATGGGGATGTCCATATTGTTTACATTGTCTGCAAATTATATCTGTGCAATTATCAATAAAATGATCCGGACTTTTACAATATTTACAGAACATTACTATAATAATATATTTATATTTATATTTATATTATTATTTCTTTAAGCTTTTTATACGCAAATAAATTTGGCATTAAAAGCTTGACCAAAAAAATATAAAAAAAGGTTTTTTACACGCAAATAAATTTGGCATTAAAAGCTTGACACGAAATCGCTTAGGCGAACACAAACAAGTTTGCTGACAAATGTAGGATGATAACCAAAGGTTATTATCTATCTAAAAAGTGAATTTTTATAAATAAATTTAATTAAATAATAAAAAATTTTATTATACCCTTGAAGATTTACAAAGACTTTTATGCATACCATCTTCTAATATCTTTTTTGACAACATATTTATTCATATCTTTAGCTAATATTTCAATTTCTTTTCCTTTAATTTTTTTATTTACAATATCTCTTATAAATTTTCTATATATTTTATCTTGTAATATATGAGCAAGTTCATTATTCTCTTCTTTATTTAATTTTTCTAATTTATTAAATAATTTATTATATTCTAATAAAGAATTATTATTCATTTATATAAATTATACATATAATAATTTCCATTTTATATAATAAAAAAATAATACAATTTTTATACCACAAAAAAGTTTGGAAATGCATATAAATATGACAGCAAAAGTTTTTGATCACACTTTTTTTGAAAAAGTGTTTAGGAGAATAGTGTTGAATAGACTCCATTAATTATACTCTTTGCTCCATCATACCCCGTATTAATAGTATTACTTATTACATTTTCCTGATTACAATAGTGCATAAAATCAGCTAAAATATATTTATAATCTTTACTACTACTATCTATATGATTATATAAATGCAATTCCGCAATATCATTGTTCTCCCCTGGTATAAATCGCTTCAATAACTCATTCTTAATCAAATCATGTGAAAATGGATACTTATTATCTATAATTGGATCTATCTCAGGCAATAATGACAACATATTGATAAACAAATTGATATGACGACGCATACAATTGTAAACTGTATTACATGTATTTTTGAACTCTTGATAACATTCACTATTACTTCCACCAAGTGCATCAACCATATCTTCTGTAATTCTCATATGTGGTGTCATCATTTTTGAATCAAATCCAAGAATAAATCCATAATCAATATGAAATAATATACCACTCTTAGTAACCATAATATTCTCTAAATGTCTATCCCCTATACCTAATAAATAAGTAATTACACAATATGCAGCACAACTTTTCATAAATCTATCTCTAACAATGTGTATAGGTTCATCGCGATTATTTTCAAAAATGTAATTAGATATAGAAAAATTCATTTTCTCTTTAATATGATAAATAGTTTGACAATCGGGTACAAACTCTATAAATCCTGATTTATGATTAATAGGTCTCACACCATATGTTAAAATATTTAAATCTAATTTCTCCTCTTTTTTCAAAATTAAATCAATCAATTTAATTATATTTAAAACTATTTTATCTTTTCTAATATCTTCTGGTTTATATAAAATACTATAATTATATGTTTCATTATTTAATTTATATTTTAATGGTAATAATATAGGTTTAGTTGCACTATTCTTAACATGAATATCTGAAATATTTATTTCTATATTATTCATAATTGGATTAATTGGAATAGTTAATTGTTTAATTTTACTAATACCCTTTTTAATATATATTTTAATATCTTGTTCACTTAATGATTGCGAAATATTATCAAATATAGATACTAAATTATTTCCACTCTTAATCAATTTCATTACATTATTATTAATTTCATCTTCCAATTTATCAATAAAATACTTATAAATTTGTGAACATAATTTATCTTCTAAACCTAACTTCATTTGCCAATAAAACTCATTAATAAAAATAATCTTTTTACTATCTATCTTTTGATCAATTGGTTCAGAATATTTAATACATTTATCTATAAAATAATTACCAATAATGGAATTTTCAACTGTCTCGTATTTCATATAATGCACAAAATAAGGTATATAACATGTTAATTCTGTAATATTAGCCGAATCTAAATACTTTATAATATATTGTTTAATTATTCCTGACTTAATAGATCTATTTAATAAATTTAAACAATCCTCTGCTACTAATTTTTTATTACATTGACGTGTACACATCAATCTCCTACAATTTAAAATACGCTGTCCTGTACTTTTAGTAATTAATGTATTAATTTCATCTAATTTATTTTTTGTTGTAGTGTAATCTTCATAATCAATAGATTTTAATAATTGGATTACCCATTGACTGTGACCCATTATGTAATGTCTATTTGCCCATAATACCTTCTTATCAAAAATAGTATATTTATGATCAGATAAATAATATTGAATTTCTCTAATTCTTGATAAAAAATAATTAGATACTTGTCTCCACTGTCTGTTAACACATCTTAAAACTAATAATTCTGGTATAGTAAAATTCATAATATCAAATATTAAAATTAATGTTTTTAATTTATTTAATTCTGTTATTTTAGTATAACACATATCACAAACTCTTACTTTATCATTATTTTTATTACCATTAATATTATCAATATATTTTGGTAAAATATTAGAATTTATACTATCTGGTAATTCAGGTTTAATTTGTAATTCATTTGGTATTTCTATTGTTTTTTCACTACATTGATAACAAAAAATACGACCACATAATCTACAATGATGCTTTCTATAATAAAAATTAAATGTTAAATTACATGAATAACATTTTGTAACATTGGAATCATCTATCCATTTATATATTTTTCTATTTTCTATTTCACTAAATATTATATCTTCTTTACGTTTATCATGTATCATTGAATATGACATAACTATATTATATATATATATAAATTGTTTATATATTTTTCTAATTATCAAAATTATTTAAATACATGTTATATACCAGCATATATGGTAAAAATGTATTATAAATATGATTATTTATTTTATACTGTTTAATTCTATCGTCAATTTCATCATTTTTATTTAATTCATTTTTATCAATATCATTCTGAAGTTCATCAATATCATTGGAAATATTTGTTATTTTATCATTAATTGTATCAAGACGATTTATAATTATATTCATTTCATTTTTTTGTAATTCAGATAATTGTAAAGAAAGTAATTTTTCTTTATTATTTTTATATTTTTCAAGACTATTATATAATAATTCTATTTTTTCTAAAAATTCTTCCATTATATTATTAAAATAAATATTAATTCGTAAAATATTACGCTATATAATATATAAAAAAATTTATATATAATAATTTATATATAATAATTTATTAATGTCAACAAAAAATATTATAACTCTTACAAAAAAAATAAATGATATCATGGAAATGATGAAAGATTTTGACAAAAGATTATCCGCTATAGAAAATATTATTAACGTTATTGAAGAACCTATTATTAATGATATAATTGATATTCAACCTCAAGAATTTGAAATTGATAATAATATTGTTAAAAATTGTTTAGAAGGTAATAGTATAAAAAGTGATATAGTTTTGGTGAAAGAAATGTATTTTAAAGAAGATGTTATTCCAATTCGTTATAATATTAATAAAAATATTGAATGTAGAATAAATGGAGATTGGAAATGTGATGATGTATATATGTTCAATACAATTATTAGTAATATTAAATCTTGTTATTTAAGAGTAAATAATTTTGACAATTATGAAAATAATTTGGAACAGTTTATGAAAAATCAGGAATATATAATGAAAATAACAACAGATGATTATTTAAAAAATTTTGTTAAAATGTTTAATTTAATGTTGAGTAAAATTAAATAAAATTAAATAAAATTAAATAAAATTAAGTAAAAAAATGAAAAAAATGTATATAAAAAGTAATTTATAATATAATTAATTATATGTATAGTCAATTATATAGACCAAAAAATATTAATCAATTATCATTTAATAATGATCTAACAAATAAACTTAAAAATATTGGATTACAAAATTATATTATATATGGTAATTCTGGTTCAGGTAAATTAACAAGAGTATATTGTCACCTTGCAAATATATTTGGTAATTCAGTTAATAATACAAAATTACAGACATACAATTTGACTAAAAGTGTAGAAGTTACGTATAAAAGTAGTAATTATCATATTGAAATTAATCCCAGTAATTATGGTGCAAATGATAAAAATATTATTTGTGATTTTATTGGAGAATTAGCACAAATGCCAAATATAATTACAAATGGTTTGAAAGTATTTATTATTAAAGATGCAGATAAATTATCATATAAAGCACAAATTGCTATGAAAACTATTATTGAATCAACATATAGAACAGCAAGATATATATTTACATGTACTAATTTAAATAAAATTATTCTACCATTACAAAGTAGATTTATATTATTAAGAAATCCATTACCAAGTAATAATGTTATGATTGATATATTAAAATCAATTGCTAATGAGTGTGGAATTAAGACAAGTACAAGAGCAATCAATATTATTATAAATACAGGTATAAAATTTACAAATGCAATTAATTTAAATCATATTATTAATATTTTTCAGTTATCTTATATAACTGGTAAATATATACGTTATGATACAAATTTTACAAAATATGTAGATGAATTAATAAATTTAATTGATAAAAAAGTAACTCCTGATAATATTGATAAAATTAGAGAAATTATTTATATTATTTATGTTAGTAATGTAAATATGACAAATATTTTAAAATATATAACTTATTATTATATCAATACTATATCTAATGATATTTATAAATATAAAATTATAGATTTTGGTGCAAAATACGAAACATTGATGCATAAAGGTAATAAAGAACCACTTTATTTAGAAACTTTTATATTAAATATTATTAATATATTAATGAATAATGATATAAAAAGAGTTAAACCAACAAAAAAAATTAAAATAAAAAAAACAAAAAGCATATAAAGTCTATTTATCTAAAATATATTCAATATATACACGTTCTTAGTCATATTTTATAATCTTATCTATAAAATATGGATTATTATAAACTATTAAGTGTAAATAAAAATGCAAGTGAGCAAGAAATTAAAAAAGCTTACAGAAAGTTAGCTATAAAATGTCACCCTGATAGAGGAGGTAATGAAGAAGAATTTAAAAATATTTCTAAAGCATATCAGACATTATCTGATAAAAATAAAAGAAAAATATATGATTTAACAGGATCAACAGATGAAGAGGTAGATAATAATTTTGATGCATTTAATATTTTCAATAAATTTTTTCAAAAAATGACAAGTGATATTCCTACTAATTTTACATCTAATTTTGGTGATATTAAAGTTGATATTTATAAAGTTTCCGATGATTTTGATGTACAAAATGATATTCATGATGAAAAAAAGACAGAAGATATTTATTATAATTTAAATATTAATTTGGAGGATATTTATAATAAAAAAGTTAAAAAAATTAAACTGGAACACAGAAGATTGGTTGATGAACAATATATTGATTTACCAATTGAGTATAAGATACCTGTCTATATTCGTGAATCTATTTTTCATGAGGAAGCACATGATAAACGTGGTTTTACAAAAAGAGGTAATGTGATTTTCAATATTTATGATAAAGATCATGAAAAATTTAAGAGAGTTAATGATTTTGATCTAATGATGATGCACTATATTAACCTATATGATATTTATAAAGGTTTCAGTTTCAAATTTACACATTTAGATGGTAAAGAGATAACTGTGCAAAGTAGACCCGAGAGTTTAGTTGAACAGGGACACTTCTATCAAAAACTTCAAGGTTATGGCTTGCCAAATCAATTAAACTTTAGTCGTGGAGATCTATTTATAAGATATATTGTAAATTTCCCACACATAGATAATGTAGAGAACATTATAGATGGTCACGATTTAGACAATAAGGATTACGATTTTAAATATGGAAATGATAAAGTGGAGATTAAGAATACACCATATGAAAATGTTTATAAAGATGTTGAATAAATATTTTAATACATATTTTTA